TGGAGAGGCTGAAGGCGATGGTCGCTGGCATGAAGGACGAGCCGAACTCAGTGACGCCGCTGGGCTTGATTGTCGTCTGTATGGTGGGCTCCCGAGTAGGGGGAGCACCGCAGCCCGTAGCAGTCGAGTTGTCGATCCCGGCGAAGGTGGACGCGGGTAAGCTGATGGCGAAGAACCCCCCGAAGGGCGAGTGGCGAGTCATGGGGGAAGGCGAGTTCAAGGACGCCACGAAGGGGATCTCTACACCGCGTAGCTACTTCACTGATGGGATACCGTTTTGATGCTTGTTCGTAGTAACCGACCAGCGTCGCTAGGCGACAATCTCCGCATCGAACGCGCAGAGCAGACCCGCATGAGAATGGCGGCGCTGGACGTAGAGAGCGCCGTCCCAAAGACGACAATTCAACACCCAAAGCCCCTAGAGCGTACAGAAGAACCCACTAGGGCAGAGAGCACCCCATGAGCAGGATATTCAACACCCAGGCACTCCGAGCAGAGATCGTTGATACATGGGGGGAGCACGGAGCACATGCAGAGGTCTTCGACATGCTTGTGGCTGTAGCACGCCTATCTGAGGCGGTTCCTGGGCTCTGTCCTAATTGTGATTCTATTCTGTCTAATCCCGACCGGACTGTATTGGTAGCCGGAACGAACCCCGAAGCGCCCGATTGTCGCCTAATATCGGAAGCGTAGACGACGCCGAACCAACAACCCCGAAGCGGAGGCTAGATTGTCGTCAATAAATGAGCGGCACGAAGCGACAATAACGGGAGCCGAAGCGGCCCGAACCCTGACCGGATGCGGGTGCCTTCCCGAAACCCCCGGCGGATTCCCTACGCGCTTGATCACCGAGGCGACAATCTCTGTCTACGCCGATCTGCTATGCCATCCCGAGCTACTTTCGCCGACCCTGACGCGCTCTGGCCCCTATATCCCAGGAGAGCGGGTCAAGCTGAACCCTGATGCAGCACGGTCTACATGGGCACGCCTATCTGACAAGGTGTGGATGGTGACGAAGCCTCATGTGACCCTAGACCCCACCACATGGGAGGGCACTGTGGTCAAGAGCACTGAGGGGTATTGCGTGGTGCAGTACGCACACAGGGTCAACGTGTATGAGGACAACGACAGCGAGTGGCTGAACGTCCGTTACCCCCATAGCGCCTTAGTGCCAGGGGGGGATAGGGCACGTAGGGGGGGTGGGGGCGAGCAGCCTCAAGAGGCCCTTTTCCTGGGCGACAATTCGCACTATCGACTGCGACGCATACGCAAGCTCAAGCGATCCTGAATTGTCGCCTTAGTTCACAAGAGCCGAGCACGACCGAGCGACCCACGAGCGATCCGAGCGAGACAGAGATCCGAACCAAACAGCAAGATCGGCTAAACAAGACTTACAGAGCGATCCGATATTTATATAAGATCGTCCTCTCAAGTATGAGCGACAATTGATTAGAGAAAGGCGACAATAGCGCGTGGCACGGTGTGGACGATGTGGCCTGTGGAACCGCTACCCAGGCGATAACCGCGAGAAGGAGTACGCAGGCGTCTGCATGTGGTTCCAGTTGCGCCTACGCCCAGACGACGAGTTTGAGCAGCGCGAGTGTGCCGACTTCTTTGAGCGGATACCTGGGATGCACGCGATGGATCACTTCGACTACAAGATCAAGCGCGACAATCTGGGGGATGCGTACCAGCACGCGAAGCGAGCAAAGGTGCTGGCCTACATCGGGATTGGTTTGTCGGTGACGGGGCTTGTGCTGAAGCTGCTGGGCTAGGCGACAATCCGCTACCAGAGGTCGATGGGGCAGTGGAGGTGGCGGAAGCGAGCCTTCACTTCCATGAAGCAGCCACACATCTTGCAGCGAATAAGAATCTCAGCCCCCAGCGTTGTTGTGGAGTGCTCGCACTGGCGACAGGTGGACAGCCTGGACTCCACCATCGCTGCTTGTTGGGCGGCAGGCGGGGCAGCGGCACGAACGGCACGGAGCTTCTTGTTGCAGTCAGAGCACGACAATTGCGGGTTTTCCATTTCCGTTTTCAGTGATCGGGGATCACAACTCGATTTTGATTTCTTCCGACGTTTGGCGACAATTTAGCGCAAGGAGCGGACTTCTACGCGGTAAGAGGCATAGACAGTGTAGAACCCCACACTCCCAGGAGATAGCCAGATGCCCCACACCCCAGACCTCCCCGACGCATGGTCAGCCGCCATTCAGCGTTTGTTCAATGCAGCGCGTAGCAGCGGCAACATTGTGTACGGACCCTGGAGCGTCGAGCATGTGCCGCACTGTGTGATTGTCCCGAACAGGACCGGGTACAACGGCGGTGCGCCAGGAATCGACTACACGGACGCAAGCGAGGGTTGGAAGGTAAAGGACTTGAACGGGACGACGATTGTCGTCGTTACCAACAAGGCGCTGGCTGAGTTGATTGCGTCGCTGCCTGACCTCTGTGACCCGGCACTGCGTCCTGGGTTCGGTGGGCATGTCGAGTGCGGAATCACTGGCAGGGCAAAGAGCATCCCGACGAGCGGTACATCAGACCCCCAGAAGGCTTTCGACACCGGATACCGCCAGGGCTATGACGAGGGCGTTGCTGACGGCGAAGAAGCCGCTTGCGGCGACAGTGGTGTCGCATGAGAGCTTTTGACGTTGGTGATTGCGTAGCAGTGCGGGTTGGTGATCGCGTAGCAGTGCGGGGCACTGTCTCCCGGCGCACCTGGGAGAACGGTTGTTACGTCCGTTTGGAAACCGGGCAGGAGATCCCCGTCAGGCACGAAAACCTTGAGTACAGCGCAGAGTTAGCCCTTCCCGAGGAGATTGGCACGGAGAGCATAGATAAACCCTTGCTGATGCTGGTCAAAGCCCGCCGCGACGAACTCTGCGGAAGCGGCTGGTTGTCGATGGGCTTTGGACCCTTCACTACGCAGGACGAGGTGGACGACTGCATCGCAGCCATCAAGGAAGGTCGCCAGGGCTACCACTTGCCGAGCCCCTACGACGAGAACGTCATTATTGAAGTTTCGACCTACTACCCCGCGAAGGAGCCGACCCGTGTCCAAACCAACTAAGTGCATCGCCCTGACAGCGAAGGGCACCCAGTGTAAGAGCAACGCTCTTGACGACAATGCCTTTTGCGGCAGGCACCTCAAGAGCGCAAAGCAGGGCACTGCCAAAACAGCGCCCCCGGTGATCCCCTTCAACCCCCTGACGCAAGGGAAGCGGGGGCGACAATCGTGAAGACCCTCCTGATCCCACTCCCGAAGGAACTCCCAGGCAGTCTGCTGACTGGCTTGATCAAGGTGTTTGAGTCGCACAAGTACAGCGTCACCCTTGAAATGCGTCCACGCGGTCGAGGCAACGGGATCTCGCTGGTGTGCGTGCCGAAGGAGAGCAACCGCGTGAAGGCGGCTCTGCGCTCCACTGACAACGGGTCGCGACCAGCGGCCCCAGCAACCTCTTACGAATACGTCTACGAAGGCAGCTATGGAGACGAGCCATGAACGGTGGATTGACAGCAGGCAAGTTCGTCGTCAAGCACTACAGGCGTGGCGATATCATGGACGGCGAGGCGTTCGTCCTCGTGCCGGAACGCGACCCAGCAGCGATTGTCGCCTTGCGGGCGTATGCAAGCGCGACCCCTGACCCCGAACTCGCGGCACAACTGCGAGAGTGGGCGAACAGGATCGACGGCGACTGCATGGACAACCGAGGCAACGTCGAAGCAGTGGACAAGATTCCAGGGTGGGTGGTCACGCTCTCTGAGGCAGTGGCGACCGAGACAATGAGTGTCGAGGCAGCGTTGTACCGGATAGCCGGGTATGCGTTGCTGGAGGGTGGCGAGGGTGTATGAAGTGTCCACGCTGCGGCGCAAAGTCAAAGGTCGGCAACTCGCGAACGAACGAGTCGGCAGAGGACGGCAGGAACGCCTACCTCGTGGACTGGGCTGCGGAAGCGGTCGGATGGTATACGCAAGACTGGGTGGTACGGCATCGCAAGTGTGCGGTGTGCGGCTGGAACAAGAACACAATTGAACTGATCGGCGACGACCTGGGCGCTATGCTCAAGTACGCCGCGCATGGAGGCGACAATCATGGCTAAGAAGAAACTAAGTGCTCAGTTGACGAATGCGAACTCGCGGGCAGGAATGCTGCGCTCCGCATTGTCTGGACTCATGCGCTCGGTGACTCGTGTGCTGGATGGCGAGGAAGATGCCAGCTACAGCGAGACAGAACTTGCGGCAGTCGGGCTCAAGCAGGCGATGGAAGAAGCTGAGTCTGCGCTCGGAGGCGACAATTGGGACGACTGGGGGCAGTGGGAGGTCTTCGCTGGTTCGTCAGTGCCTCTTCCTCCCGAGGAGCAGCCGAACAAGATCCTCAGAAACAACCTCTACGAAGTCTGGGTGACTATTCGCCCCATGCTGGGCGACCCGGCGAACCCCCCAATGGCAGAGGTCAGCATCAAGCGACGCGACAAGCTGCCCATCGACTACAACCACTGGCGCATCATCCAGCGCATCAAGGACGAGGTGCTGGGCACCGACGCTGATGCAGCCATGCCATACCCGTGTGCTGCGCGGCTGCAAGACAGCGCCAACCAGTACCGCATCTATGCGATGCCTCCCGGCGTCCTGATGCCGTTCGGAGATCAGGGCAGAGCGGTCAGCAGCAAGTCACTCCACAACGACGGAAGCGACGATCCGAGGAAGGGCGCAAGGCAGCGCCCCTACCCCTCTGACGCAAAGCCGTCTGATGATCTTGCCGACAATCCTGATAAGCTGGCTGACATGGAGGCGCAGGTTAAAACGATGCTAGGCGGTCAAGAGTGAGCCCGGTTGAAGTAGCACTGGCGTTGAAGCTCGCGTACACGCAGGGCTCATGGGACGCCGTTGGTGTGATCATCAACGAGATCGAGAATGTCTTTGGCGAGGTGCCTCTCTCAAAGGTGCTCTCCGAGGATGGCGACGGTCCCAAAGTTGCTGTTGTCGAGTGCGGGTGCGATGTGTGCGAGGGCGACGGCGAGCTTACCTTTGCCACTGATGGTACTATCTGGTTGCCGTGGAACGGCGACGTAGCCGATGGCTAAGGGGATGATCATGAATCGACACATTGTCGCCTGTTTTCTGGGCTTCGTTTTGCTTGCAGGCTGCGCCACCCTCCCGAAGCGAGTCATTCGTGACCGCGACACCTACATCGTGGAGATCCTGGCAGGACTCCAGCGCGAGCAGGAAGCCGCCACAGCCCTTCTGAGCGCCGCTGACGCTGCGCGAGGGGCTGGTGACGAGATCGCGTGCCGCGTGTACGCACAGCCCGCTCTGCTCATTCAGGCGAAGGCACAGCCCCAGGCGTACCGAGCCCTGTTCCTGGCTGGGCTTCCCTACCCGAACCCCGATGGGTCGCTCCCCGACCCGAAGGAGCAGCAGCCCGACCCTGGCCCAGCACCGAAGCTGGAGGAGGACGCGGCTGTTTCGTATTGTCTGGTGGACACCCCCGAAGTGGACCCCCCTGGACTTGAGGTGCAACCAGCACCACCGCATGGAGGCGACAATGAGTAACGAGAAGACTGCGATCATCGACGCGGTGACAGACGCGCTGGGGGCTGCTGTCCCTGACGCGGTGTCCAGCGCCCTTGACGCGCTCGGAGCAAAGGAGGACGACCCGCTGCTGACTAGCGTGCTGGGGATTGTCGCCGACTTTGTGAAGGCAAACGGCACGGAAGCCATCGAAGCAATCGGCGAGGAACTGCAAAGCCTCGTTGATGGAACTGATCCGATGGCGGCTTACAAGCTCAAGCAGAGCGGCCTGTACCTATCGGATCTGGTTGACGCCCTTCAGGGCGCTGAAGCCGAGCGCAGAGAGCGTGCGAGTCGAATGACCCGCGCTCTGAGCATCGCTCTGGCTGATATCGGAAACGTAGTGGTAAAGGGTGTGTCTGCTGCGCTCTTGAAGTAGCGCCATGCGGCACGACGACCGCCAGCCTCCTCCTCGCAACACCACTGGCTCGCTGACGCTGACGCTTCGGCGTGGCGACGAACTCGTTGTCAGGATTCCCGACTCAGAGCCGATTGTCGTCTATTGTGCGGACGCGCAGCCTGGACGAGTTTCCCTGAACATTCGGGCTCCCCGCACCTACAAGATAGACCGCCAAACCGCTGAAAAGTAGTTTTGATCTTTTCTTGAGATAATTGTCGCCTAATTGAATTGTCGCTTTCTTTAGATAATTGAGGGGGGATGGACCTTCTTCTGGAGAAACTGACAATGCGCTATCAAGTAACTGTTCACGACCGTGGCGAGATCATCGGAAAGCACAACTTCAAGTCGATAGAGACGGCGCTTCAGGAGGCCGAGGGCTACGCGATGTTTTCGGACTGGTCCCCGACTTCCCCCGCACACTACGACCCGAATGGCGAGAAGCCCTTCATGGTGACTTGCCGCAACCCAAACGGCGATCTCCACTACCTCGCCTCATACTGGGGCGAGGACATGGACCTGCACTGGCGCTGGGAAGCCTGCGACCTCTTGAGCTAGACGACAATCGACAATCAACAACGTGCATGGAGGCACTGACAATGACTATCAACCACAACGACCGCCGCGCCGCCCTCGCCGAGAATCGAGCGACGTACCTTCGTCAAGCCCTCAACCTGATCAGCGCGTCACGCGGCTGGACTTTCGGCTCGGTAGACGAAGACCCCGACGAGTTTGACCTCTGCGACGACGACGACGATATCGACTATGGCATCGCCTGGGGCGACGACGACGACGACGAAGACCCCGCCGCGACGAACCTTCTCCTCGCCGCCGCCCGCGACCACTTTGCCACTTCCATCGAGTACCGCGACGCGCTCCGCAACTATGACGAGGACGAGGAGCAGCGGCTTGAGGACGATGCCGACGCCTACGAAGGCTACGTCCTGACCTACCTGAGTTAGGCGACAATCTGAACCCGATTAGCCCGTACCCGAAAGGGACGGGCTTTCGGCGGTAGTAACCCTGTGCATGGAGGCACTGACAATGAACGAATCAACTGAAACCCTGAAGCAACGAAGCGAGCACCCCCACCGGATCGCCGTAGTCAAGGCTCTGCTGGCTGGCGGCAAGTGGACCCAGCGGCTTTCCTACGCTATCCAGCACTACGACGATGTGCTGAGTACGTCCGCTGCAACCGCTACCGCGCTGCGGGCCAAAGACCCCGCCGCCGTCGCCGCCGACGCCCTGAATTACGACGCGCTGAAGCCGATTCCCCCGGTAGTCACGAAAGAGCATCGGAAGGCTGTCGCGGCGCTTCGGGCTTCGTTCCGCGATGGGTCAAGTAGCGCCGTGCAGAAGGCGCGACTCGCGGCGGTGCTTAAAGCCGCTGGGCGTAGCAAGTAACGACAATCTGAACCCGACTAGCCCGTACCCGAAAGGGACGGGCTTTTCTGGGTAGGAACCTTCTGGTTCCTGACGACAATCGACAATCAACAACGTGCATGGAGGCACACATGATCCAGTCACACAAGATCATCGGCAAGGCTCATATCGAAGGCACCCAGCGTGGCTTCGTCGTGTGGGTCGAGACGAACAAGCGCAACAAGGCGCAACTGACCGACGCGAACGAGGACTTCGCAGCCGCACAAGCGACTGCGAACTCCATCGACCGGGGCCGCTGGGTCGGACGCCGCAAGGGGGCTAGCCTCCATGTGCGGGGCCGCACCTTGAGCGTTTCCCGCTTCTAAACCTGACGACAATCAACAATCAACCCTGTGCAGGAGGCACGACATGAACGAGTTCGACAATTGGATTTTGGCGACCCCCCACCCGATCAGTGGCAAGGCGCTGATCGTCTACGGCGCGGCTGACAACAAGGCGAGTTGGACACGCCTCTATCAGGCGTGCTGCACATACCTCAGCATGGTGCTCGACATGCCTACCGACTGGGCGATGGAGTCGGTGGAGATTCACAACAATATGATTCAGGCGGCGCGGGCGCAGAACTCCCCGGCGGCACGGCGCATGGCAGAGGGGCGTTGCTACGACCTGACGCGGAGGGGGCTTGTCGAGTACGCCCGCGACGAACTGAACTTCTCTTTCTGCGCCTACGACCCCGCCACGTTTGACGACTCGTTCGTCATACAGGACTGCCGCCCCGAGGAGGAGCTAGACGCAAAGGCGATTCTGACCAACAAGCGAATGGACGAGGACGGGCTCATTTACCTCGTGGACTGCCGATGCTCCGGTTGCGGCGAGTCGAGCACGGTCGCCTACGGCGGTTGGACGGGGCTGTACTGCGATAACTGCAACCGAAGGATGGAGCGCACGCCCTATCGGCGTGCGTAGTAAGACGACAATCTGAACCCGATTAGCCCGTACCCCTCTGGGGTCGGGCTTTTCTGGGTAGGAGCCCTCTGGTTCCTGACGACAATCCAACAATGTGCATTGGAGGCACAAGAATTATGGCAACTACCCCTGACGGACACATTCTCGCCCACGACGATCACGGACTGGACTCCGCGCATCTTCGTTTCATTGACACGCTCCTGCATGGCTGGGACGGCAGCTTTCAGATCCTCGTGGTTGAAATGCCCGAGGAGTGCCCCGACCTCTTGTCGGCGCTCTACGGTCCCGCTGCGGGCGACGAGCCCATCGCGGAGCGCGAGGTGGTGTACGAGACTCGCGGCAACCGCCGTGGTCCCTCGCGCCTCGTCAACCGCCCCCATCGCCCGTGCAGGCGCATGGTCCTCGTCGCTGGCCCCGGTCGCGACGAGCCCATCATCTACACGGCGTATGGGACGCAAGCCGAGGAGCCTTCGCCCCGCGAGCCGTGGGACCGCAGTTTGAGCGAGGACGACAAGATTGTCGCCTCCGCTTTCTGGGCGCAGCACGCCCTAGCGGCCTGACCTGACCCCGATTAGCCCGTACCCGCAAGGGTCGGGCTTTTCTGGGTAGGGACCATCCGGTTCCTGACGACAATCGTGCATGGAGGCACATCATGGCAACAGCGCAAACGGTCACACCCCTTTTCCACCGCGTCACCGACGCTATGGGCTCTGAGTACGTCAGCGTCCTTCTCGCTGACGGCACCTATTCCACACCCATCAACCCCGCCAGCAGCGACTTCGACTTCCCCGTCGAGGCACGCGGTCAGCGCATGGACACCGAGCAGGCAGTTCCCTTCCACCCGGCTGTCCTTCTCGCTCTCGGCGTTTATGAGGACCAGTCAACTTTTGGCGACAATAGCGCCTAACCGCATTGTCGTTTTCTTTAGCTAATTGAGGGGGGTTGACCCCCCTCGACCGCGCATGGAGGCGCATGAAGATGTTGCACGCCACTTTGAGTAGTTCCGGTGAGATTGAGTTGGTCGATAGAGGCTCTGACAAGCTCTTTGAGCGGGGGCAGTTGTGGATCAAGCCTGACGGCAAGCCCATCCTGCTTGCCCCGGTCAAGCGGTATGTCGTGCGCGGTCAAACGCGCTCGCCAAACCCTGTCGGTCGCGCCCTGTTCCTGGCTGGCTACCGTCCCGGTAGCCGACGCTGAATCCCAACCCCGCTCCGGCTTCGGCTGGGCGGGGTTTTGGAGGTAGGAGCCCTCCGGTTCCTGACGACAATCCAACAACGTGCATGGAGGCACTGACCAATGATCAAGATCGACAACTGCAAGGACCGAGACTTCAGCCAGAACCCCATGACCCGCGACGAGGCGCAGGAAACCTACATGCGTCTGCTTGAGGTCATTCGCGAGGAACTGGGAACGGACTACCTGGGCGCACACTACGCCCTGCGCTTTGCTGCCGAGCAGATGGAGCGCGACATTGAAGCCATGTTCGGCCCAGCACGGGACGAAAGGGCGTCAGTATGAATCTGCAATATGGAGTGTACGTTCAGGCAACCGGGAGGATGGGGTCTGTTCGGTGTCAGATAGAGGACAGACCGTTCGTCGTACCCGTCTTGCTGACTGGTCGCGCTGTTATCGGTGTCTGGAGTGCATACTCTAAGGCTCTGGAAGGACAACCCTACGTTCGTGACATTGAGGTGATCTTCCAGGGGCGCTCGCCTAAGTGGATGCCTCGGAAGTCCCTGACCAGCGCAACTGGCGAGCCGATTCCCCATGAGGAGGATAAGGCGCTCGCTGCGTGGCTGATTGAGCAAAACCAAAGTGGCGAGCGGTGATCACGACAAGCCTGCCCCAGGAAACTGACGACAATCCAAAGCCCGTACCCCCTTCGGGGGGTCGGGCTTTTCTGGGTAGGAGGTGGCGACAATGGCGCGACCAAAGATAAGGAACTGGACTGCCGTCGCTGCCTTTCAAAGAGGTGGTGCTGGCAAGCACAAGAACAAGGCGCTGAAAGGCTCCGGTCGCAAAGGCTACCGACACCCGAAGCACAAGAACAAAGACGACAATCGTGCAAGGAGGCACTGACATGACTATGAAGATCATTGGATTCGACACAACCGACCCCCAGTCCGTCAAAGAGGCGCAGGAGGCGCTGGCGAACATCGTGCTCCCGTGGGAGCGAGACGAGTGCTACCCGCCTAACTTGATCAGGGTGACGGGCCTGGGCGTCCGCATCGCTACGGTGTCGGCGCACCTGGGCGGCTTCGGCGACGCCCACAACCCTGAGAAGCACGGCTGGGGCTACCAGTCCTGGCCCCAGATCAACGGCTCTGGCTCCTCGATAAGCGGCATCCACATGAACCGGATCAACGCCCAGGCAGAGGTTGACGACTTCCTGACCCAGGCGTTCCCGCAGCTTCGGGTGCTGGAGCGCGTGGCGGCGGTCGATGGGATTGAAACGCGCTTCGGGCGCATCGCCGAGGTCGAGGCGGTTCGGCTGGGGCGAGAGGAGGACGACAATGCGTAACTTCATGGAGGCGATGGTCAAGTCGCGCCTTCTTCACGGCGCGATGCCCGAGGGCTTCAACTACTGCTGCACCGAGGACTTCGTGCTCGACCGAGGCACCGTTTTCGGCAGCGCCACGCTGACCGAGGAGGAGGCGACAATCCTGTTCGCTGCTGTGGACTCGCTGCGGAAGCGGTTCCGGCAGAAGGAGTGCTTCTACAACGCACAACTTCTGACGATGTGGGACTCGTCACGGAGCCTGCGCTACGCCGAAGGCTACGCGAGCGGGCGCGGGTTCCTCCCGGTTCATCACGGCTGGGTGACGCTGAATGGCAAGGTCATTGACCTGACATGGCGCACCGACAAGCCGAACCACCAGGGGCGGCTCCGCGACCGAATCATCGGCGTGGTGCCTGACGGCTGGGAGTACATGGGGGTTCACTTCGACCGCAAGTCGATTGTCGCCCGCATGATGGAGTCCCAGGAAGCGGCTGCGTTCATTGGCGACTACCGAAGGAACTTCCCGCTGTTCCGCGAGGAACGGAGGGGAGCCTGATGGAGCGACCGTGTTTGCGATCTGGGTACTGCTGCAAGAAGGCAACGTGCGCTGTCGGCGTTGCCCACGGCGCAGATCCTGTTGGTTGCAAGTTTCTGCGAGGCGACAATCCTGGGGATTTCGATTGTCGCCTCGTTTCTGACAACCCTGACCTGGGGAAGGCTTTGGCGATTGGCGCTGGTTGCTGCTCGTCACTGAACTCTGATCGGCGTATGCTGCTCAAGGTCATAACCTCCCCCGCCCAGAGCTAGGGTGCTCCTCCATCCCCCTGCGCCCTAGCTCGACCAGCGCGACCCCCTGATCGGGTTGCGGTGTTTAGTGCCCCGTCCAGACAAGCTGGGCGGGGCACTTCCACAAGATGCTGTGCGACAATGGCGTCTAACCAAAATGTCCGTTTTCACCAATGTGCAAGGAGGCACTGCGACAATGAAACTGCTGAAGCTGATTATCGCCTACGTCCGAAACCTGATCCGAGAGAGGCACCTCAAGTGGGTGTCTGTTCCGCTGAATCGCAAGCGCCCGTCGATGCTTCGTCAGACGCTCCCCATCCGAGAGAATCGGCGTTTGACCGCCGAAGAACTCGCTGAAAGAAACTTTGACGACAATGACGCCTAACCGGGCGGTCGGTTTCTTTAAGTAATTGAGAGGGGAGAGTTCGGCTCTGCCAGCCAGCGTAGGAACCGCCTTGACTTGTCGCCTTACACCCACCGAGGGTAAGGCTGGGCAGGCCACTCCTACCGCCTTGAGGCTTACGCTTCATAACAGAACGGACTGTCTGTGCGCTTCGGCCAGGGCAGGACAAGCTGGCAACCGACCTCGACCCTCTCACTTAACCTTGTGCATGGAGGCACACGACAATGACTACTAGCCATCTGAGTAATCCGAACACGAAGCGTCTGGCAACCGACTGCTGCATCTGCGGCATCGCCCTGTGCGACAGCAAGAGCGTCGAACTGGGCATCGGCCCGACCTGCCGCAAGAACACTGGCTTCAACGCCACCTACAAGGCGCTGACCGACCGTCAGCGCAAGAACGTCAACAAGCTGATCCACGCCGCCGGAATGGCGTGCGAGGCTGGCGAGATTGACGAGGTGCTGGCGCTCGCTGACAAGATCGAGAAGCGTGGCTTCGATCAGGTCGCAAGTGCGGTTCGCAACCGCTTCGTCAAGATCCGACTCCACCGCGCAACCGTGGACGAGTTCGGCTGGACAAGCCAGCAGGGCGAGTTCGCTCTGGGGCGGCAGCACGATGTGGTGCGGCTCTGGACGCCGTACAGCCCTGAGTTCAACGAGGTTCGCCGCTCCAATCGCCTGCGTGGACGCCCGTGCAAGGTCAAGACCGACCACGGCAAGTTCCACTGGGAGATCAAGGTCGAGCACAGCGTCCTGCTGCTGCGCGTCCTTGCCACCGTCTTCCCCGGTCAGCCCTACATCTGCGACAAGGGCATCCTCAAGATTCCGACCGCCGAGGAGTTCAACAAGAAGTTTGTCGGTGGGCACATCGCGCCAATCCCGGTGCGCTGACGACAATCGACCAATGGGTGCCTCCAGCCCAGCCGTCGCCCCATGTCGGGGCGGCGGCATTGGAGGAAACGACAATCGAGCATGGAGGCTCTTATGACTGACGACGACAAAATCCCCAACATCACCCTGGCCCTAGAGGGCGTGAACGCCGCCTACTGCGAGGTCGAGGAGGTCGAGTTCGGGCACACGAGTGGCGTCGCTATCGACGTTGAAGTTGACTGGGAGATCGGTGGCGACAGCGGCTCGGCTACCGTTTCCACCAATTTTGATCTGGACGACGTTGAGTACGAGGTGCGTACCGCAATCTCGGCAATCACGATGAAGCTGGACCTTGCCGACGCCCTTCAGGCTGTCGCGGACGGTCTGTTCAACTCGGACGACGCTGAACTGCGTCACATGATTGGTGCCCCGCCGTGGGCCTCGACCGACGCCTGGGAGGGGCCTGACGCGGAAGCTCTCGATCAGAAGATCGACGCTTACGCCGATAGGCTCGTTTCGCAGACCGAGACTCTGCTGGCGGCGGCGTTGGTTAGCGCCCGCAAGAAGCTCCGCGCCGAAGCTGACGAGGCGGTGGAGACTGTGAAGTCGAACCTCGCCCGTAATCAGGAGCGCGTGGAACGAGCGGGCAAGAAAGGCGATCACGCCCGCTAGGCGACAATCTGGCAAACCGCAACAAAACCCCCATCCGGCATTAGCTGGGTGGGGGTTTTTGCGTTGTGGGGGGGCGACAATCTACTATAGGTGGGTGACACGGGTGTCACCCACCTACCTGACACGGGTGTCACCCTCAGAGAACAAACAACTGGGAACAAACCACCTTGATCTGCTAACGCAGATCAAGGGCTGCGCCCCTGGAGAGTCAGATGCTTCCACCAGTCCTTGCCCACATGAAAAGTATCGGACTGGAGGTTTTCACCAGCGGTGACTACAACCTCAATCTGTTCGGCATCCGATCCCCAGACACCTCCAGCGCCGTCTACAACGACATGCTCGGCTGCGCCTACAAGGTCAACGACCAGTGGCGTATCCGCTACTGGGCGGCAACCACCGACCCAGGCGTCTACTACCGAGAGAACCCCATGAACGTGAACGGTACGGCGATCCTGATGCCCGGTCAGTACCGGGGCGTCTACAAGATCGACGGTCACGGCAAGGCTAAGTATGACGCCCTGTGCCAACGGAATGGCACCGTTCGCGTCTGGCGAGACGACAATAAAGACGCCACTCTCGACCACGACGTTGACGAAGCCGAGGGCTGGTACGGCATCAACCTCCACGCCTCGTCAACGACCCCCTACACGAAGGACCGGGACCGCGACCCAGAAACCGCCGAGGTTGGAAAGTGGAGCGCAGGGTGTCAGGTCCACGCCACCACGACGGGGTTCCGCGAAATGATGGCGCTGGCTCGGAAGCAGGTAGAGGTGCGGGGCTGGGAGACTTTCACCTATTCACTCCTCGACCAGTGGTGGTAGGCGGCTGTATCGTCGGCACATGAACGGATAGGACGGTATCTATGGAACTCGACGTAAAAGACCCCCGCAACCTTGTTTTCGGGCTGATTGCCCTGGCGGGGGTGGGGGCTGGCGGTCACATGATCGGGCTGACCATTGAGCCTGAAAGCGTGACCGAGCTTCGCGTCGAAAAGGCGAAGCTGGAGGCGCGTGTCGAGTTGCTAGAGGGTATCGCCGACCAATGTCAGGACGTACTGGCGTCTGCGCGAGCCCGCGCCCTGATTGCACCGGAGGAACGCACGCCGTGAAGAAGTCTTGCAGCCGAAAGAACATCGTCCTGTCGATTGTCGCCATCCTGACGACCATCGCGGCGCTGGTTTACCTGAGTCTCGCCAGAGCGCAGGGAACCCCGCCGCCAGAACCCGAGAAGACCGCCAGAGAGATCCAGCTTGAGCGCGAACTTGCTGCCTGTCAGGCAGAGGTCGCCGTGCTGCGCCTGCCGCCAGCACCGCCGCCAGACGAAGACGCCGCATACCTCCAGAGCCTTCAGGAACTTGAGCAGCAGATCGAGCACGCCCAGCAGCAGAAGTGACTCCAGGCTGATTGGCGACAATCGGACTTATCGACGTTCCCGCGCATAGACATAGTGGAGGCTCGATATGGACTGCATGGATCTCAAGACAGCACTTTCGGTGGCGGGACGTTACGCCGACGCAAAGGGCACCGACCGCTATCACCACCTTGTTCGCCTGACCGCCGATTCAGTCGCGGCGACCAACGGGATCAGCGGGTGCCGCGTTCCGGTGACGACGCCGCTGGTTGACGCCAACGTGCCGCTTCTCGACTTGAAGCGCGTTGTCGGCGGCGTCCGCAACCCAGAGTTTGAGTACCGGGGCACCACGCTGCATGTGAAGGCTGGCGGCTCCTCCTTCAAGATCCGCGCTATCGACGGTGCGAAGTTGCCCGACTATCCCGTCGTTGACGCTGACGTTACTTTCCACTCGTTGTCGGCAAACAAAATGTCAGCCCTGGCTGCTTTGGCCGAGGTGGTGGGCGACGACACGAGCCACGGGCTCAATGCCGTGCGCCTGACCCCCGAGTGGGCCGCTGTCGCCACACAGTCGCTTCTCATTGTGGTCAGAGCGACCACGGGGCTAGAGGAAGCAATCTCGGTGCCCGCAGCCGCGCTCAAGGGTCTGTCTGGGCAGGGTCGGCTGGCGGTCTACGACAACAAGCTCTGGATAGAGGACGCTGCCACAGGGCAGTCGCGCTGGGCGCAGGCGCTTGTGACCCCCTGGCCTGATCAGGTTGTCGAGAAGATGCTCCCCGACGAAAAGGAAGACGGCGCTCGCGTAGAGGCGACAATTGCCCTGTCCGAACTCAAGGGTCTTTCAGACCGCGCCCAGCTTCTCATGGACGGTGACGAGTTCGGCTCTATTGAGATCGACAGCGACTTGATCATCAAGGGCTCGTTCGGGCGCGGTGTGTTTTCTGGCGAGGCCAGCCTCCAGACGAGCCCCGCACCCGTTGTGGAAAAGATGGGGATAAGTCCCTGTCGGCTAGCCACTGTGCTCGGTGCGATGGGGGTTTCGTTGAATGCCGCCGGAAAAGGCGACAATCTGGAAGTGTCGTTCGCTGGAGGCTCAAAGCCCATTCTTTTACTGTCGGATTCGGTCGAGGCGATGCTGATGCCCGCCGTGCTGCCTTGAATGTCGTCAACGACAATGGGGCGTGATACAGTCGCGCCATGCCACCCAGCTTTACGCCTGCACAATTGAGCGCCTTGAAGTTTCGGATGTTGCGCTCCTATCTACCGACCTATGCGTCAGAGATCCTGCGCGGCCCTCCCGAATACGATTACAAGTTCCTGCTGGGTAAGCACCACCTTGAGTGGGGTGACGCTGTAAGCGACAATCCGCGAATCCTGGCCCAGGCGGCTCGTGACCACGGCAAGAGCCACTTTTGGTGTCTGGGCTACCCTCTTTGGATGGCGCACGTTCGCGCCCCCGGTCGCGTGGGCTACATCTTTTCAGCGACCGATCAGCAGGCGATGGAGCACCTTGACAAGATCCGCAAGGAGGTGATGGGCGGCGGCGAACATGGGGGGGCCAACCCTGGATTGTCGCCTCTGTTGCCGCTACGCAAGGACGCCGCTCGGACGATTCGCTTCGCCAACGGCTCAGAGATCCGCGCCCGTGGCTTCGGCTCCCGCGTGCGAGGCGGGCACCCGTACTGGATCGTGTGCGACGACATTCTGAATGACGACCACATCTGGAGTCAGACCGTCCGCGAGAAGGGGGTGGACTACTTCTTGTCGGCGATTGAGCCGATGGCTGTGCCAGGGGGTCAGATTGTCGTTGTAGGCACACCCTTCCACGCTCAAGACCTCTACCGCACGCTTCGGGATGGCGGCGTGTACCACCACATGGAGCACCCAGCGGTGGACCCGGTGACGGGCGACCCCCTCTGGCCGGAACGCTATGACAGGGCGGCTCTCGACACCCGAAAGCGGGTGCTCGGATCTTCAATGCGCTGGGCTCGCGAGTACCTGTGCCAGCCGATCACAGACGAAGCCTCGCTGTTCCCATCCCACCTGTTCGACCAGCCGGGAGTCAAACAGCCGTACAAGCTGGGGCTGGAGGCTCGGTACTGGCAAGGCCAGGGCTTCCAGACCTACATGGGCGTTGATCTCGCATTGTCGGCAAACGCAGGGGCCGATTATTTTGTGGCCTTCGTTATTGCGATTGAGCCAGGAACCCAGGATCGGTGGGTGGTCGATATTGTCCGCAAGAAGGGGATGGGGTATCAGCAGCAGGTTGACACCATTGTTGGATTGTCGAAGCGGTATGACTGCAACTTTGTGTTTTGCGAAGCGAACCAGTATCAAAGGGTGATCTCCGATATGGTGGTCCGCACCTCAGACGTACCGATCAAAGCCTTCTATACAACAGGGCGGGCGAAGTCCCAGGCGACGACTGAGCGACGCGGAATGACAGGCACCTATAGCGCCAACAAGAACGCTCTCGACCGAGGCGTTCCTGGGCTTCGGATGCTGCTGGAGAACAGCAAGTTGAAGGTGCCCTGGAACGAGGACACCCAGGAGGCGGTCGAGGTGTGGATTCGTGAAATGCAGGCGTTCGGCTACCAGAACGGAAAGCTACAGGGCGTTGGTGCCCATGACGATACGGTCATGGCTTTCTGGATGGCTGATCAGGCGGCTCGCGTTGGCGGTTCCGTGTCGATGGATTTTGGCGACGGGCTAGAGGAGGGGGCTGGAGCCTCGACCGGGCCTGACTGGCTCGGCACGGGCGACGCGGAAGGCGACAATGCTGATCTCTCTGACCGAAACTGGTTCGGCGGCAGCTTTGACGCCCCTGTGCGGGGAGCCGCCCCTACGGTTTCATCGCTCTTTGAGCAGAGCAAGGGGGGCTGGAACTGATGGCTGAGTACGGGCTGGACCCCTCTGGTCTAGAGGGCATCAAGGCGACCCGCGAGTGGATCACCGAACGCCAGAAGCAGCGCCGCGCCATAGCGAGCGAGGTTAGGCAGTTGGCGACATATTCGCCGCTCCCGCACGCTCAAAACGAGTACAGCTTCGTGACGCCAGAGGAGGCGGCATCTTCTCTCGGGCTTGAGGAGGAGCGGCGGAATCTCGCTGGTCGGCTGATCGGGTCTGTGGTGGTTGACGGCAAGTCGATGATCGAGGCGGCAAAGGAGGCCAGAGCGGCTGGCATTGAGCGGCACGCGATCACTGAAATGCTTCGCCGCGCTTCTCGGATGCGCGAAGAGTGGAAGCATCAGAGGCGTCCTGTGCTTGCTCCGACATATAACAAGTCGATTGTCGCCGACGACGCTGACCTCGTGAAGGCGAAGGGCGACAAAGCTGATCTTGAGCGGCGGCTCAAAGAGAACACTCGCAAGAGGGCTGATCTCGACGCTCGCAGCACCCCCGAAGCGATTGCCGCCACAGTGGCCGATAAGGCCGCAAAACGAAAGGCTAAGAAGGAGGGGAAGAAAGGCGGCGGGAAGCGCCCAGCAGCCTTTAGTCAGAGTGTCGGGAAGAAGGGCGGCTTCCGCAAGCCTGGAACTGCCCAATACTGGTACCCAGGGCAAGGCATTACCAGCGGTCCCCACCCCGACGATCACCCCGAAGTTCACGCCGACCACGCGAAGCACCTCCAGAGCAAAGCGGACGAGGCGAAGGACAAGCTCAAGCCTTCGCCAGAGGTGCAGAAGCAGTGGCACGGCATCAACGAGAGGGCGGCTGAAAACGGGATTCGCGTTAGCGCCAAAGTCCACCCGCACGGCGGCACAACGTCCGAAGACATGGACCGTCTGGAACAGAGGCTCGACAGGCAGATCGCGAAGAAGAAAGCGAAGGAATCTGAGCCTTCTTCCCCTAAAGGGGAAGAAGGCGGGACCGAGGGTGAATCCGAGGAGAAAGACGACAATCGCACCCCGGCAGAGCAAGCGTCCGAACTCTCAGGCGAAGTCGGCGACATGGGCGAGATCATCGGCGATCTCGACAAGATCGCGAGTGACTTGAATACAGGCGATCTCGACCTCCAGCAAATGAAGGGCTCTCTGGAGAAACTGCACAAGAAGGCGAAGACGGCATCGGATAAGGCGGTTAAGGAGGGCGACAACATCAAAATGACGGACCTCGACCTTTTGAAGGCGACCGTCTACTCCCTCCGATTCATGCTGATCGGGACGGTCATGGGTGTCCTGGCGGGCGGCGGTCCCGGCGGTGTCGCTGGCCTCGCGGGCGGCAGTGCTAGGTCGCTGGCACACATGAAGGGACTCAAGGCGCTGCACAAAGAGGTGAAGCGCCGCGCCGCTGAGTCGGAAGGCGAGAAGGCGGCAGAGGACAAGGAGAAGGCGGTCGAGGACAAGGAAGCTGCTGGCGGCGAGGAGGCTCAAGCCGAGGCGGCAGAGGACAAGGAGAAGGCGGTCGAGGCAAAGGAGAAGCCGAAGGCCGAGGAGAAGCCGAAGGCCGAGGAGCCTGCCGAGGAGCCGAAGCCGAATCGCGCAGAGCGCAGAGCCGCCGAGGCCGAAGACCCCAGAGCCAAACCAAAGAAGACCGAGGCGAAGGGCGCAGCCGCGAAGCGTAAGGCGAAGCGCAAGCAGCAGAAGAAGTCACGCCGCAAGAACCGCGCAAAGAAGGGCGGCATCTACTTCGATCCGATCACTGGACGGATTGTCGTCTGCGTGGAAGACCTCGATCTAGTGAAGTCCGACAGCGACGACCCCGCCGTGTCGGCGAAGATCAAGCTGCTGATGGACGAGGGCTATCCCCAGAAGCAAGCGGTTGCCATCGCGCTCGACATGCAGCGCCGAGGCAAGTTGAACAAGGCCGAACACGACTGCGCGAAGGACCACCCAGACCAGAGCCACGGGGAATGGGCGTCAGAGCAGACGACAATCGAGAAGGGCGGTCCCTACATCGGGAAGCGCGGTGGCAAGTGGGCTGATCCGCAGCACAAGATTCCGTGGAAGCAAGAGAAGAAGCGTGGCTCGACCCCACAGGTCTATGAGTCGGAGAAGTACATACAGCAGCCCGACGCCCCTAGTGCTGGGAACATGCGGCAGGTTGCGACGTATCAAGACGGCGAGGTTTCGGCCCACATAGCGACAAGCACGATGCCGAAAACGGGCGACCCAGCCATGATGGTTTTGGCTCTCGACGTTGATTCAGGGCATCCGTTAGTCAACCGAACATGGCTTCCAAACGCTACAGAGGCGTCAGCCCGCAAGTGGTTGGCTTCAAAACTCGGCCCAGAAGACGAAGGGGCAACCGAACCGGAAGATCCCTGGCGGGCGAGTGTGGGGCACCGTGTTCCTGAAGACAGGAATCATGCGCGGTATCCTGACGGTACGGTGTTCTGGCAACCCGGCAGCGGTCGCGGTTACGTTTTAGATCGGTCTAAGGGGCGGCGGGCATTCACTCCGGTCAAGAGATCCGGCGATGGTTGGGAGGAAGTGCGCGAGCGCGGAGCGGACGCGCTAGATGCGCGTCAGATGCGTAGAGAGATTCAGGGTTGGCCGAACCAGCCTTACGTTTTTGGCGAGCCAGCGGGCAACGTCAGCAAGGCTGGCGGTCCCTACATCGGGAAGCGCGGAGGAAAGTGGGCCGATCCGCAGCACAAGATTCCGTGGAAGCCTGCGCCAGCGAAGAAGCGAGCGAAGGTCGAACCCCCGAAGGCGAAGCGAGCGGCCCCCGGCACTCAATTGTCGCCCGACGCACAGGCCCAGTTGAAGAAGCTCGGCGTCACGAAGCTCCCAGAGGCCGCGATTCCAGCCGACACTATTCGGCTCGACTTCACGAGCCCGCACACGAAGGCGGTGATCAAGTGGAAGGATCGGAGTGGACGGCCACAGTCTGGCTACACCCCGGAGTTTCACGCCAAAAACGCTGAGGTTAAGTGGGCGCGGGTCATGGAGTTCCGCAAGAAGGGACCAGCCATCGTGCGCGGGCTACAGCGGAGCCTGAAGGCGGCGAAGCCGGGTAGTCCAGAGCACCAGGGCTTGCTGGTCGCTAACATTGTCGCCTTGACTGGACTACGCCCAGGCTCGGGACAGAGCAAGCCAGGGAATTACGGCGTGTCAACGCTGACCCCCAGCCATGTCAAGATCGACGGCAACAAGGTGGAGTTCGACTTCGTTGGCAAGCAGACTAAGCAAAACACGGCGACAATCCGAAACAAGGCGGTCGCCGAGGCGCTTCAGTCCTACATGAAGGGCGGCAACAAGAAGAACAAGCCGATGTTTGCGACGACCGCCCTAGCCAGAGCCCGAGCGTCGCTGCCAGAGGGCATGAAGCTCAAGGACTTCCGAACCATCAAGGCGACTGACACGGCGATGGACGCGCTGGACGCTCTCGTCGTTCCACCCCCCCTGACTGGCAATCGGAAGAAGGACAAGCGGCTTTTGGCGAAGGCGCTGATTGCAGCCTCTAAGACGGTGGCGAAGAAGCTGAACAACACGGCTTCCGTCGCTCGGTCGAGCTATATCCATCCGATGGCGTTCCGAGAGTGGGCGATTGAGCGGGCTGGGGCGCATCCGTCCTTGTTTGAGGAGGGCAAGTAATGGCTGACGACAATCAGTGGGACGACCCCGACTTTGACGACGAGGGCGAAGTCGATGTGGAGTGGTATCCGATCCCCCCAGGACTCGTGGAGGCGTGGGAGGAACTGGTTGCTGCTGGTTCAGATCGCGCCCGCAAGGCTCGCGCACGGCACGCTGAGACAGGCTTCGGACACCGCGACAATCTGCGACCTGGGATGCGGCTGATTCTGCGGAAGGGCGATTGTCGTCAAGATTGCGAGACTGAGGTTGCTGTTTTGCACGACGGCAAGTTCGGCTGGAACGGCGACGAGTACCCGAACGGCAACCAACTTCTCAAGGCGATCACAGGTCGCGAGCGACACCGCCTGACCGTTCGCCGTTACTTCGGGCTCGGCGGGGAGAAGACCCCCGACCTCGTGCAGCAGCTACGCGACGCCTTTCTAGGAAAGGCGATTGTCGCCAGACGGTCAGGTATCGTATACCTGTCTGGTGATCTTGAAGGCATCGGTGTGCCTGAAGCGTTCATGGCAGGCAAAGAATCAGCACGGTTGACAGAGGAAGCTGCGACCAATTTATTGAGCATTCTCCAGGGAGCCAACAATGAGTAGCCTTCTCGATCTCGTCAAAGGAAAGACCTCTGTCCAGCACACCGCTGACGCCCTCCGCAAGGGCGGCGGTCGCATTATTCGCAAGGCGGCACCTTACGTTGGCCCGAAAGGCGGTAAGTGGAACGATCCGCAGCACAAGGTTCCGTACAACGAAAAGAAGCATGAAGTTTCTGCAACCTCGCAGGAGCGGTATAGGGATGGAAGGGGCGGCACGAAGACCGAGTTTCTGATCTCGGACCCGCACGAGCCGGGAGGCGAGAAGCATCATCGCTATACCGGGCATGGGAAAACGCCGACCGCTCGCAGAACGCACGCTCTCCAACAACACGCTGCGCGGCATGGGATTGAACGCCCGATCAAGCACACCGATTTCGACAAGAAGGCGGCGTCCCACGGTCGAAAGCAGTCTGAAAAGACTCGCGGTTCGGCGGCGGCAGGGACGCACCATGTTGCGGATCGCGATGGTGGGTTCCGTGAAGTGGAAACCCACCACGAAGCGGGGCACTACGCTGTCCATGATTCAACGACCACGGACAAGAAGAAACGCGACTTTTCGGTGACGCACAAGCCTTCTGGTTTGGCGCTGGGTAAGTTCAGCAGCAAGCGGAAGGCAAAGCAGATGGCAGACCACATGCACGCACACGCTGGCGATGCTGGTGGCGACGCTAAGTTTGGAAAGCGGCCTAGTAAGGCTGCTAATGCGGCGATGCGGGATGCGTACATGGCGTTTGACAAGAGCGACGCCGACACCCCCGACCTCGTGAAGGGCGGCGGTCCCTACATTGGTAAGCGCGGAGGAAAGTGGGCTGACCCGCAGCACAAGATTCCGTGGAAGGACGCGAAGCACGCTGGCAAGCCCGA